TAATAGATGAAAGTGCAGATTGTTTTTTAAACTTAGACTTTAATGAGGATGAATTTAATTTATGCCCAGTATTTGAGGAAACTGTAGGTCAGTTTGTTGGAGTGTTAGATAAAAATGATACCGAAATTTACGAAACAGATATTGTTAAATATGACAATAATAATTTCGAAGTTAAATTTCATAAAGGCTCATTTGTTTTACATAATAAAAAGCTTGGAATTAGAATTTATAAGATACCTATATCTGAAAGTATAGAAGTTATTGGAAATATAAATGAAAATTATGATTTATTATGAAAAAAGCATTAATTTTATGGTATTCTTTTTTATTACTTCTTTTGCTTCTAACTTCTTGCGGAACAAGGAAAACGCAAACCGAGAAAGTAAAAGAAGAAGTAAAGATTGAAACGAGCGAAACAACAACGGATAAATCAATTATTGAATCGAATGTAAAAGTAATTGATTGCACCGATACCCAAGAGCAAATAATCGAACCAATCGACAACAATAAAGAAATTGTTATTGATGGTAAAATATATAAAAATATTAGATTTAAGACAATAAAAAAGAAAAATAATATAAGTACTACTCAAAAGGAAGTTATTCAAAATAACCTAGTTAAAAAAGCTAATACAAAGGCAGAAACAAAGATTGATAAAAAGGTAAAAGAAACCGAGCGTAAAAGTTCGTATTGGTGGCTATTATGGTTTTTACTAATTATACCAATTTATTATTTTTATAGAAAATATTTGGTAGGTAGGTTTTTTTGATTATATTTACAATTCCAAAAAGGAGTCGTCCAAAACTCGCATAGTTTGGTTTTTCATAATTTATTGGTTTGGTTAAGTTAAGTGCATCAGAAATGGTGCACTTTTTTTGTGCTTTATTTAGAATGATTAAAAATATCGAAAATAAATAATAATAATTAATATTAATTGAAATAGTATTTATATATTTGTACTCAGATAACAACAACGAAGTTATTATCTTAAAACTTTTTATTATGGTTTTACATTATGTTATTTTCGATGGTTCTTCTGCTTACGTTTGTGATGAGCAAGATATGTTAAGTATCACGTCTAAAGATAAGGATACGGAAGTAGTGTTTAAGTCTGTGAATTTAGACAAAGCTTCTGACTTCGCAGATGATTATAATGAGAGCCTTTAATTAGGCTCTTTAAAAAATATAAAAAATGATAGAAGATTATAATTATTATAAAAATTGGATAAATAGATATACTTACAAAAAAAAGTTGTTAACTAATTTACCTGTCCAAACACATAAAGTAAAATATTTAATTCAAGAAATGAAATATTTTATTTGGATGTTAGAACATAGAATGGAATGTTTTAGGCATTATGATGTAAATGCAAAATCACATCCTAGTTATCCGATTTGTTTAGATTGGAGAAATTATCGAACAAAAGAAAAACGATTAAAAAATGAAAAATAAAAAAGTAGGCAGACCAGAAGATAATAGGGATATTTTAAAAGTATCCTTATTATCTAAAAACAAAAAATCCCAAAACTACTCCATCCGCTTAAAAGATGGAGTTTCAATAACTGAGGGTTTAAAAGAAATAATTAACCAAATAGATAAAAAATAGAATTATGGAATTAATAATAGAACATTTAAAAGGTTATTTAGGAACTGGGTTGAAAGTTCAAATAAACAAAAAAACATATCCTAGTTGGATTGGTGTTAAAGAACTAACATTAGAAACATTGTTTACATACAGAGGGCAAAGAAATACAATTAAACCATTACTTTATCCATTATCAAAACTTACAAAAGAAGAAAAACTAAAATTACAATGTTTGCATAATGATAAAGAAATTAATTCTTTAGCTGATTTAAGTTTCTTTTATGGAGATTCAACAAATTTAGAAGAAATAAAAGCTGTTTTTGAATATTTGTATACAAATCACTTCGACATTCACGGACTTATAGAACAAGGTTTAGCAATCGACATTAACACTTTAATAAAATAGAATTATGAGCGAATTTAAAGATATAAAAGATTTTGCAGAAAAATATTGTGATATTCCAAAACAATTAACAAGACAAAAATATAAATGGTCAGCACAAGATAGATTAATTTATAATTCTGTTGTTGATGGATATAATTTTTCACAAGAGCAAATAAATTGCGAGTTATCGGAGTTGTTGGAACAGAGAAATGAAATGTTAGAAGTTTTTGAAGATTTAATTAGCAAAATGCCTCTTTCGGATAATTTTGCCTATGCTACAGAAAGAAATTATATTAAACAACTAATCAAAAAAGTAAAAGACAATGAGTAAGTTAAGAGAGAAGTTTTCATTTTTAGATGAATACGATGAGGGAGGTGTAATATACTGCCATAACGTGGAACAATGCGAACAAATAACAGATGATTTTTCTGTTAAGTTTTTTGATTGGGCGAATGTAAATGCTTATAAATTCCCAACTAAAACTACAACACAAGAACTATTACAAATCTTTAAAACCAATATTTATGGAAAAGAGTAAAGAACTTACACCGATGATGGAGTTGATAGAAATGTGTAAAACATTAATGAGCAATAATACAAAAAATCCACAAGTATATCAAACTGCGATGCTAATCAAATCTAGAGCGCAAAGAGAACTCCTACTAAAAGAAAAACAGATTATCATTGATTCTTTTGAAGATGCTTTTACAGTGTCTGAAATTGATGGGATTGACTACTACAACACTAAATACAAAAATTATGAAATTTAACAAATCAATGGTGGAGTATGTAAGAAATATGTCCAGCAGAACAGAAGAAGATTTATTTAAACTTTTTAGTTACGCCAACTTCCTATCTCAAAAACTTGAACTATATATGTTTGTCGCTTGTGATGAAAATGGAAATGTTTTGGAAGAGCCTAAAATAAGACCAAATACTACAGATGCTTTAAATTATACCGCAAGGAAAATTAAATTCGAAACCGCACTCTCTAAAGTGATATTTGAGGGGTGTGAATACAATAGCGTTTATGAAAATGTTACTAAAGACGGAATAGTTATTTGGGTAACTTGGAAAAATAAAACTATAGAATATTTAATAACCTACAACCTCGACATCAAAGAAAGCGTTGCAAAAGAATTAGGGTTAATTTAAAATAATAGAGAAATGACAAAATCAGAAAAAATACAAGAAGCATACGGAGAATATTGGGATTTAGTAAAAGATTATGTTGATGAAAATGGATGGATAAAAACTGGTACATATCACAACAATGAAATAATAGATTTTGAATTATTCAATATAGAATTAGAATCAGATTATTACGAAATTCCTTTTGGTGTATTTACCGAAACAATTGAAATAAACAGACCTAAATCTTTAAATAATATTGAATATAATGAGGGTTGGATTGTTATAAATAATTACAATGATTTACCAAAAGAGAATGATACTTACTTTTTTGTATTGAGGGATAATAAAGAGATAAGAAAAGATTTTTTTATTGCATCAAAAGAAGATAGTGAATTTTGCGAAATACAACTCGATTTATATACTCACTACCAACCAATAACAAAGCCAAATCCACCAATTTACTAACCCACCAATAACTAATTATTAACTAAAAATTAAAGGAAGATGTTAACAAATAAAGCAAAAGAAGATTTTAGAAAGTGGTATCAAAACAGATTATCTGTAATGACACATTCAGAATTATTAAATATAAACGATGAAACGGTTTATAACGCCTTAATAATTGAATGGTTTGATAGTGTTGAGTCATTATATTTCCAACAAATATTATTAGAAACTTACAATGATAATTATTTAATGTATCCTTTAAATAGTATTTTTAAAGAAGCAATTAAAAAAGCTAATGAAATTTATAACTCATTATGAAAAAACTACTACTCGCATTATTGCTAACTAATTTAGCAAGTGCGCAAAAATTTGGAAATACGGAATACACAACCGCTTCAATAACAATCGAACCAAAGTCAAGCATCAAAGAAAAATCTTTAAACGCAACCTTTGAATTTCAATATACGTGCCACTGGTTGTATATCAAACCAAGCGTTCAAGTGTTACCATCAATTAATTATATTGATACAGCTTTAGGTCTTGGTGTTGTTTTAGATAAGGGATATTACCAAGATTGGATTTATTACGGCGGAATTAGATTAGGCTTTATTCACAGAGGAAAATCACAATATCCGTTATTCGGTTTTGAAGCTGGATTTGATGTAAAAATTACAGAACATATATATTTTGGTCCACGTGGCACTTTAGATTGGCGAACCGATTTTGATTTTAGCGGTGCAAAAGCAAAATATCAAGGTAACGGCGGAATAAAGGCAACTTGGAAGTTTTAAAATATAACCACTCTATTAGGGTGGTTTTTTTGTTTTATTTAGAATTTGTATAAATAGTAAAAATAATTAGTTAAATTGTATTGTATTACATTTTAATTCTTATATTTGCATATGTTTAATCACTAAAAAATAGAAATTATGGCTTACGATTTACAAAAAATAATGATGGATAATTATGTTAAAAAAAATAACATAGAAGTAGAAAGTAAAAGACTTTCAAAAGATGGAAGTACTTGGTTTTATAATTTAAAACCTATTATGATTGATGGAGAAAAATGTTATCCATACATAACTGCTAAAATTATCTTTCCTGATAAGTTTGATAATGAAAAAGAATATAATCACGAAAGTACATTTAACGAATATAATTAATAATATGAAACAAAAAAAAGTAGGCGCACCATCAAAGTTTCAAGTTGAAACAAAGGTGTTAAGAATAAGCAGAGTAGTTCCTTTAAAAGACTACGAACTTACAAAAGAACAAGTAAACGAATTTATCAACCAATTGCAAACACAAGCACTCGACAAATGTGTTGCGGAAAATTTAAAAAAAGATGGAAAAGACAATATTTAACTGCTACATACAAATAGAAAACCAAGGACAAGCAGACAGATTAGAAAAATTATGTTTAGATAATAATTTACCTATTTGGGATGATGAAGATGCTTTTTTGTATGCTGATTATAAAAATAATTTTAGATATTTTGATGGGTGTAATGAATTTTGGATAAGCTCATCTGTATTACCAAAAAAAATTAAGAAAGCAACAGAACAAGAATTTTTACAACTTTTAAAAGAATATAAAGATGGGCAGTAGAGACGATTTAGAGTTCTTAAATCCACACGAACAAGAACCAATAGAACAAGACGAACCAACAACTTTAGACGAGTGTATGCAATACGCTAAAGATAACGACGATTGGGAAGCCTTAGAAAGCGCAATTTATACGACTGAAAAGAATAAATCAGAAGCGATTGAAGTTATAAAATTTATTCGAGAAACGGCACAAGCTAGTGGACGTGGAGATTTTTATATTAAACAAGCAAATAAATTATTAACAATTTTAAATAGAAAGTAAGATGAAAGATATTAAAGTAAAAGAATCAGATTTAGAAATAGATAAAGTATATTATTTTGATAATACTAAAGAATGCTATGGAGTTTTTAAAGGATTTTTAAAAGATAAAACGCCAACTTTTGAGCCAATAATCAGTAATGGTTATGGTAAAAACTATGAAAATGGATTAATAGAATTTTCTCCTATATCAAGTTGGGAATGGATTTTAAAACAATAAACTATGAGCGAATTATATATAATTGACAGAACACCAAGCACGGATTTGGAAAAATTCCAAGCGTTGAGAATTGAAGCGTTAGAAAACGAACTTCAAAAACATAAAGAGTTTTTAAAAGAAATTCAACAAGCGATGGAAAACCACGTAAACAACATCGAAGTAGTAGAACCAATAACATTATAATTATGAAACCAACAATTGAAGAAATTAAGCAAAAATATTCTAATGCTAAAGAGGTTATGTGTTTAAGTAGAAATTCAATTAGACAAATATCAGAAAAAATTGTAGAAGAAATTAATTTTGATTTGAATTGCTATTGGATTAGAACCGAAGAAAATGGTGGGAGTATTATGTTGTGGAAAAATAATAAATACGCCGAAATCATATCATACAAAGAAGAAACCCTACCAATCCCAAAATCAGTATTATTACAATTAGCCGAAAACAATTCTTTCAGCGAATCTATTATTAAAAAAGAGTTTCCGCAGTTGTTTGACCAACCAAAAGAAATCACAATATCAGAAATAGAATCAATACTTGGATATAAAATATTAATTAAAGAGTAAGTTATGGAAGCTAAAGAGAAAGCGAAAGCGAAAGCGAAAGAGTTATATGAAAAATATGATTTTAGATGGGATTTATCACCAACAGAAATAAAACAATGTGCATTAATTGCAGTTGATGAGATAATTAAAAACAATCCGCATAAAATAATTGAAAAATTTTATGTAGATAGTGGAGGCAATAAAACAGATGATAATTTTTTTCAAATGGTTTCAAATGAATTTTATTGGCAAGAAGTTAAACAAGAAATCCTAAAACTATGACCACAGAAAAAAAAATAGAGCGTTTTTACAACAAATCACGTGAAAGCGATGTTCAGTATTGCAAGTTTGAAAATATATCGCCAAAACTCGTTGAAACGATTAAAAAGATATTGGGGTTATGAGTAGATACTATAAAAAACACCAATTTTCAGTAAAAGATATTGCTTGTTCTTTAAACATTTATGAAACTACAGTTTATAAAAGAATTAGAAAATTATCAATTGTTGGTAGAAAAAAGCCTTTTGGAAAAGGTTTAATGTTAACTGATGAAGAGTTCAAAAAAATAGCAAAATTTGAAAGTAAAGAAGTAGATAACGATAATATTTTAGTTGTATTTGAAAGATACGGAACTTTTTTTATCGTTGGTAGCTCAATGAATTTAGAAACAGAATAACAATCAATTAAAAAAAACTTACATATTATTATGAATACAATTGCAATTATTATAGGCATTATTATATTTTTTACTCTTTTCGTTTGTGGATTTATTTGGTTTGTAAAAATTACAGATATTCTATGTTCAAATAAATTAAATAAATTAGAAAAAGAAGTAAAAGACAAATTAAGTAAACTTTAATCTATGTTTAATCAAAAACCTTTAGAAGAAGATGGATGTGAAAATTGTCTTTATGTTGAGTTTGCTCCACACAATCCTAAAAAGCATAAAATTAGAGAATGTGATGAATGTAAACAAAAATCTACATTACCAATGCACGAATTTAGAGACAAAAGAACTCACCTAATAAAACAGGTTTTAGAAGAGGATGAAAACACAATTTCTTTTACTTTTAAATTTGACGACTTTCAAACGATGTTGCAATTTTCTTTATCAATGAAAAAATATAAATAATTATGGAAAAATTAAACGGATTAGCAAAAAAACATTTTTTAAAATGGTATCATAATAGATTGTCTGTAATAACACATTCTGAATTGGTAAATATTAATGATGAAACTATTTATAATGCATTAATTATAGAGTGGTTTGATACTTTAGGTTATTATATATTGCCTTGCACTAAGTTTCAATTTGGATATTTTTTAGTAATTGATGGCGATAATTACCCAATAAGAGAAAGTCATGGATTTAAAAATAGAAAGGATGCATTAGATGCTGGAATTAAAGATTGTGTTGTTTTTTATAATATACAAGAATGTAGTATAAATTTATAATAAAACAATTATGATTATTAAAACAAATTCACTACATTTGCATATCGATTAAAGGTACTGGAACTGCCTCGAAAAAAATCATTTAGCCTTACTTTTACTCACGAAACTGGAACTTTCGTTTTCAAAATAAGGCATTTTTAATTAATAGAAATTATGAGAGAAATTAAATTTAGAGCGTGGGATTCTGAAAAGAATAAAATGTTATACATTGGTAAATTTCCATTGTATCACGAAAAAGATAATGGTTTACACTCAGGGAAAGAAGACAAACAAGGTGATTGGTATAATTTACCGTTAATGCAATTCACTGGTTTAACCGACAAAAACGGAAAAGATATTTATGAAAATGATATTGTTAATTTTCGTGCAAACTACACAAATAAACCTTGCGGTTATATGAATGGAGTAGTTAAAATAACTTCATACGAACTCTTATTAGTAGTTGGAGATATTGAGTATAATGCATTAGAAGAAACAGACGAGTTCCCTTATTCAAAATGTGAGGTTTTAGGCAACATTTACGAAAACCCTGAGCTACTATGAAACAAACAATTTTTTTATTTGGTTGCGTAACATCCGCAATAGGTGTTATTTTAGGAGCGTTCTTTTATTACCGATTTTTCGCATTGGTATTTTTAGTACTTTGTATGTGCGCGTGTATAATTAAAAAATTAGATAAAGATGAGTAAAGATTTATTTTTAATGATGAGAGAACAAGAAATTCAAACATCAAACTTTTTACCAAATAAAAAGGAAATTCAATTTAGTAGTAAAAAATTTATTACTGATTTATTAGAAGCTGGCGAAACCGATAAATACGAATTATTGGCACAAGCTAAACGAATGCAAGAAGCATTAGACGTAATTAATACCGAATTACTAAAAGTATTGCCACAAGAAAACTTTGAAGCTTTTGGTCTTAAAGGAACATTTAGAAATGGTGGAGAAACTATTAATTACTCTGAGGACGAAATATATTGCGAGTTAAAGCGTTGTTTAGACGAAAGAGCTGATTTATTAAAGTTAGCACAAAAACAAGAAGTAGCAGATTTATATGGCAATATAGTTCCGAAAGTTTCAACAACACAAAGAAAAAGTAGTTTATCAATTAGTTTTTAAACACAAATAAATTATGGAAAAATTAAACCTATACCAAAAGTTACACAAAATTCAAAGTCAAGTATTAGGACTTGGAAAAGACAAAGATAGTTTGAGTTATAAATATGTGACTGGAACTAAAGTATTAGACCACATTAAACCATTAATGAACTCATTAGGTATTATCTTAAAACAAGAAATAATATCTATTGATAACGAAAGGCAAAATTATGTAGTTGGATTTGGAACACCTAAAGAGCGTGAAAAATCAGAAATATTAACTAAAGTAATGATGCGTTTTACTTGGATTGATATAGAAAGCGGAGATAAAGACGAAAATTTATTTGGTGCTAATGGTCAAAACGATTGGGACAAAGGCGTAGGAAGTGCTTTAACATACGCTGAGCGTTACTTTTTATTAAAGTATTTCCACATTGCTACAGACGAAGATGATATTGACAATCCTGAACGTAAAGCAGAGGAATTAAAAGAGCAACAAGAAGCGGAACTTGCAAAACAAAAAGAAACCGAACGTTTATTACACATTGAAAACGATTTAAAACTATGCGTAACAGAAGAGGTTTTAAAAGAAACTTACGTTAAACTATCAGAACCAGATAAAAAATATTTTGCTAAATTAGTAAAAGAATTAAAAGAAAAAATTAATAAATAAATATTTAAAAAATGAGTGAAGTAATTGGAAAAGTTATCTTAGTAGGTAACACAGAAGAAGTAGGTCAAAATGGATTTACAAAGCGTTTAATGGTTGTTGAAACTTCGGAACAATATCCGCAGAAATTAGCTATTGATTTTGTTAAAGATAAAACAAGCGTTTTAGATAATTACAAAGTTGGCGATGAAGTAAAGGTTAGTGTTAACCTCAGAGGAACGGAATACAATGGCAGATACTTTGTAAACTTGCAAGGGTGGAAAATTGAAAAGACAAATGAGGGCAATGCGCCCAGTGATGAATCAGACCCTTTTGCATAAAGAAAAAATGCTAAAACTTTTAATAGAAACATTTGATTTAATCGAAAATTAGTATTATATTTGCTTTATAGAATTAACCAGTTGTAAAAAGCTGGTTAATTTTTAATTAAAATCTAAACATTGTAAAATGATAAAAGAAATTAGAAAAGACTTGTATACTCAATCAGAGTACGCAAAAAAAATAGGAGTTACGAGGGCAAGAGTTAACCAAATGATTAAAGAGAATACTCTTAAAATTGTTGTGGTTAATGGTGCAACTTTAATAAAACTACAATAAAAAATTTTGAATAAAAACTTAACATTGTTAAAAAATGGATAATGGATTTATATTATTATCGAGAGGTATTTTAGAAAGTGATGTATTTGCTTCACAAAAGTTACTTAAGATTTGGATTTGGTGTTTATGTAAAGCAAACTTTAAAGATAAATCTGTTCCTTTAAAAGTTGGTAAGGGCGAAACTATTGTAAGGGTTAAAAGAGGTTCTTTTATATTTGGTAGAAACAAAGCAGAAGATGAGTTATTTATTGATGGTTCTACTATTTATAAATCTATGCAAAAATTAAAAGAATTATCTATGATAGAAATTGAAAGTAACAACCAATATTCTATTGTAACTATTAGTAATTACGATGCTTACCAAGATAGTAAAAGTTATAAAGTAACAAGTAAAGAACAACCAAGTAACAACCAAGTAACAACTAAGGAACAACCAAGTAACACAACTAAGAACTATAACAATGATAATAATAATAAAAAAGAAAAGATAGTAGTAAACAAGTTTACCGCTCCCAGTATTTTAGAAGTTGAAACCTACTTTACAGAAAATGGGTATAATAAAGAAATAGCAAAAAAAGCATTTGAATATTATGCGGTTGCAGATTGGAAAGATAGTAAAGGTAATCAGGTTAAAAACTGGAAGCAAAAAATGCGAGGCGTTTGGTTTAAAGATGAAAACAAAATTAATGTTCAACCAGTTAAAAAATGGTTAAGTCCAGCGTAATTATGGCAAATATTCAAAATTGGGATTTAATAGAAACAAACAAGACCAGCGGAACTGCAAAAATAAAATGTCCTATTTGCACAGATACTCGTAAGAATAAATCTGATAAGTCTTTAATGGTTTGGTTTAATAACGGAACTGCGAAATGTTTTAACGATGGTTGCAATGCTTTATTTTTTAAAGATAGTATCCAAAAATCAATAATACAATCAAATTACACACTACCAAGTCAGGAATGGAAAAACTATACTGAACTTTCAGACGCATTAGTTAAGCATTGCGAAACCGAAAGAAAAATAAATCAATACACTTTGAAACATTTTGAAGTATCTGAGGAGAAGTATTTTCAACCAGCATTAAACAAAGAAGTAAATAACATAGTTTTTAATTATTTTGAGGGCGATGTACTTGTAAATAAAAAGTATCGTTCAGGAAATAAAAAGTTTACACAAAGTAAAAATGGTAAACCAATATTTTACAATATTAATTCAATCATTGGAGAAGATGAGGCGTACATAGTCGAGGGCGAATTTGATGTACTTGCACTTTATGAAGTTGGAATAAAAAATGTAATATCAATTCCGAATGGTGCAAACGATAACGATAACTATTGGTTAAACTCTGAAAAGTACATAAAAGACATTAAAAAGTTTTATATTGCAACCGATAACGACGAGAGCGGAAATAATGTAGCTGAAAAGATTGCACAACGTTTAGGGCGTTACAGATGTGAAAGAGTTTTATTCAACGGTAAAGATGCAAACGATGACTTAAAAAGTGGTACATTAGAAACTTCAATTTACAATAGAAAAAAATATCCAGTTTCAGGAGTTTTCACAACAGAAGATTTACTTGAAAAGATGGTTGAACTACACGAGGCTGGTTTACCAAATTGCATTGAAGTTAAAAACAGAACTTTAAAATCATTAAATGATATTTTTAAATTGATGTTTGGTCATTTATGCATAGGCACTGGAATACCCTCTCACGGAAAATCAAACTTTACAGAATGGTTAGTTTTAAATTATCTTTTAGAAAACGATTACAAAGCGAGTTTCTTTAGTCCTGAACACCAGCCTTTAGAATTACATATGAGTACATTTGTTCAAAAAGTAATTGGTAAGAATTATTTCTTTGATATTGATGGAACGCCTAAAGTTACAAAGTTAGATATTATGGAATTTCATAGTTGGGCAAATCAAAAGTTATATTTAACAAGTCCTGATGCTGGGGAGTTTGCAACTTGGGATTGGGTATTTGATAAGTTTAGAGAGCAAATCTATTCTTTTGGTATAAATATTTTTATCGTTGATGCGTGGAACAAAGTCGAATTTACTGGTAATAAAACCGAAAGAGAAAACATAACCAAAACACTTTCACGCCTTACTCAGTTTGCGCAACAAAATAATGTTTTGATTATAGTAGTTGCACACCCTACAAAGATGAAACGTATTGAGGGTGGTTTATATGAACAACCAACATTATACGATGTTTCAGGTAGTGCGGATTTTAGAAATCAAACACACGATGGATATTGCATTTATAGAACATTTGGAGAAGAGGCAAAAACAACTTTTGTAAATCTAAAAACAAAGTTTACCTTTCAGGGCGATATTGGTGCAAGTGTAGATTTTGAATATCATAAACCCTCAGGGCGTTATTATGAAATTGGAACAGAACCACAAACCGAAAACTTAATTCAAAGGAAACAAAAAGAACCAAGTTTAATTGAAGAGATTTCGCCTTTCCCATTAATTGCAATGTATGAACTAAAAGGAGTATTTGACGATATACCATTTAATGAAACCGATGAAGTACCTTTTTAATATGGAATATAATTTATTATTAAATCTATATGATTATCATTGCGATTTATTTATCGCTGGTAAAATACATTATGATTATTTTATAGCAATCGAAGAGGAATACTTAAAGAGATACAAATTATTTATTATAAACTTAAATTAAAAATTATGAAAATACTTGTAATTAAAACACATCGAGGATTGATGCCAGTTTACGATAGCGACTTAGAAAACTACTCTAAAATAGCATTAAACGAAGAGTTTGAAATAGAATACACTAAAAAGAGAAATGTTAAATTTCATAGACTTTATTTTTCTTTGCTTAAATTAGCATTTGAAAACCAACAAGATTATAGAAACTTAAACGATATGCGTAGAGATATTACAATAACTTCGGGTTACTACGATGAAATAGTAAACAAGATGACTGGAGAGGTTTACAAAGCAGCTAAATCAATTTCCTTTAGTTCGATGGATAACGTAGAGTTTAATGAGCTTTACGAAAAAACAAAAGATACTATTTCGAAATGGTTGGGAATAGATAACGAAACAATTGATAACGAAATCCAACAGTACTATTAACTAAAAACAAAAATTATGAAAAAATTAGAATTTTTAAAACACATTCAAGTATTATTAAGAAATATCAATAATGATACTTTAAAATTATCAATGAAAGATGTTCATCATAAAGGATTGTTTTCTTTAGTAATAGGTGGAACAGAATTTGGAAACTTAACAAGGGTTTTTATTGCCGATGAATCTATAAAACCTTTTGAAGTTCAATTACATTCACATAGATATCCAATTAGATTAACGGTTTTAAAAGGTAACGTAAGACATTATTCGGCAAAAGAAAAAAGTACTATTGATTGCGATACTATTTCATTATCAAAGTTTAGCTATAAAAGTCCTTTAAATGGTGGTAATGGATTGTGTTATTTAAAAGAAGTAAATGTATCGTTAAAAGATTATACTATTCCGATAGGCGCAAGTTTAGAAATGTCGGAAAAAGAAGTGCATACTGTTTCTTGTAAAAATGGCAGTATATGGATTGTTGAAGAAAAAGGATTTAAAACAGATAGTAGTATTGTTTTAGGCGTTCCATTTATTACAGATGAATTATACAACGAACCATTGCCTTTTCAAATAAACGACAAGCACCAATTAGTTAAAAAAGAATTAGCTAAAATTATTTTAAGTTACGAATCAATATAAAATTATGCCAAAATGCCAATACCATAAAACAAAGTTCGAAGCTAAATACTTCAATCAAAAGTTTTGTTTATCTGATGATAAATGTATAAAAGCATTTAATCAATCGGTAAAAGATAATCAAATTAAAGCTAATGCTAAGAAATGGCAAACAGAAAAGAAAGCTATTAAAGAAAAGCTAATGACTAAAAGCGATTATTTAAAAATCGCTCAAAAGGTTTTTAATACTTACATTCGATTACGTGACAAAGGTAAGCCTTGCATAAGTTGTGATAAGTTTTTAAAAGATAATGACGTTAACGCCTCGCACTATTACTCGGTTGGTTCAAGTCCTAATTTACGCTTCAATGAACACAACGTTCATAGCAGTTGTATAAAATGCAATAAGGAATTACACGGAAATATAGCTGAATACTCAATTAGGCTACCTATAAGGATAGGAAAAGATAATTTTGAACAACTTATACAAGATAGAAATAAACCAGCCTTAAAATCGATTATTGAAGTTCAAGAGATAATTAAAATTTACAGAGAAAAAATTAAACAATTAAATAAATAAAATTATGAAATTCATTATAAACAAAGAAGTAGGATATAATCATAAAGATAGAGTTTGTATTTTTAAAAGAGATGAAAAATATACAAGTACATACAGAGACGGAAGAACAACTGAGAATAGTTGGTTGGTAAATTATTTTTGTAATGCAGTTATTAATGTTACTAAAGATTGGAATTATGAAGATAAATTTTCAATAGTGTCAGATACCGATTCTATACAATATAGACCTAAAGCAATATTTAGAAATTCAAAAGGATATTTTTATAAAAGCGGAAAAGCTATTTATTTAACTAAGGAAGAAATAGAAGAAATGTTTTTATTTATAATTGAAGCTAAAACATATATTGAAAACAATTAAATGGCAGTTAAACTAAACAAACTCGACCAACTAAAAAAAGATATAAGACAAGCGTATATTGATAGGAATTACGAAAAATATAAGGAGTTGGAGAAAGAATTGGATTTTATAAATTATGGAATAATATGAGAACAAAAAGAAACATAACAGAAATACTTAAAGACGCTGACAAGGCTCAGGATGTAAAATATTTAATCGATTTATGGAATGAAATAGCAGATAATAAATATAAATTTCCAATAGTAGAAATTAGATTTGCTAATGAACATATTCGAGAATTATTTTTAAGATTAAATGAATATGATTTAGATTTTTATCATTGTTTAGAAAAAATGTATTTAAATGAAGTGTAGTATCAAAATAATTTTGTAGTTTTGTGGATATGGCACGTTTAACAGATTATAACTTTGAATTATGTATTGATATTTGTGATGAACTTGCGAATGGTCAAAATATAAAGCGTATTTTAGATTCTAACGATAAATATCCTGATTGGACTACTTTTAGACGTTGGAAGCAAAATAACGAAGAATTACGCACCCTGTATATAAATAGTCAACAAGATAAAGCTATTGCATTAGAAAATGAATTAGACGACTTGAGAGATATGTTGACTACGAAAGAAATTGATAGTTCTACATACAACGTTTTAGCTCAGACTTTAAAATGGAAAATGGCTAAATTTTATCCTAAGGTATTCGGTGATAAAACAATCTTGTCAGGCGATGCAGAAAACCCACTTCAAGGAGTTGCAATTTTAAACATAGACCCTTTATCAGATGCAACAGACAACGGCACTTCGTAAAATAGCATCATTAAAGAAAAAGATTTGGTGTGTTCAAGGTGGTCAAGGAGCTGGTAAAACAATCGCTATATTGATACTACTTACTAACTATGCTTCTAAAAACCCAAATAAAGAAATTTATGTAGCTAGTGCGGAACTATCTAAAATGCGTGATACCGTCCTTAAAGATTTTATTAAAATATTACGTTCTTTCGGATTGTACGAAAAAGTTAATTTAACTGGGGTTACTAATGGTCAACCTATTTGTAATTTTCCTAACAAATCATTTATTCGTTTCTTAGGCTTAGACAAAGAGGATATTGGTAAAGGTTTGCGTTCGGATGTTGTTTACTTAAATGAGGCTAACAAAACCAATTTTGAAACATATCGAGAATTAACCTCAAGAGCTAAAAGAAAAATATTAGATTACAATCCAAATAAAAGATTTTGGGCGCATACAGAAGTAATACCTGACCCTGATTGCGAATATTTATGTTTAACTTATATTGATAATGAATTTTTATCTATCGAGGAAAAAAGAGAAATTGAAAGCTACAAAGAAAAAGCATATCATAACCCTGAATTAGAAAATTACGATACAGACGAAAATACAAAATCAAATTACTGGCGTAATAAATGGCGTATTTATGGTTTAGGCATTACTGGGATAGTTGATAATAAAATATTTGAAAATTGGAATATTATAACAACTAAAGAGTTTTACGATTTACCATATCCAAGTTATTACGGATTAGATTTTGGAATGTCAGCACCGACTGCAATGGTTGAAATGAAAACCGATAAAGATGGCAATTACTTTTTACACGAATTGCTTTATAAACCATTAAAAAATATGAATGGTTCTTTATCTGAGGAATTGGAAAAACTAAAAATACCTAAACACGTTGAAATAATTTGCGATAGTGGTAACGAATTAAATCTGTCAGAAGGGCGTAAATTAAAGAATAGCGGTTATAATGTTATATTTGCAGAAAAAGGACAAGGGTCGGTGGTTTCCGCAATTGAAACAATGCAAAAGAATAATATACATTATACTGCTGAAAGTAAGAACCTTGAGGAGAATTATGAAAATTACCAATGGAAAACACATAATGGTGAGGTTTTAGATATTCCAGAAGAAACAAGAGAGGATTTAATAGATGCTTCAAAATATGTTATTAAATGGTATTCAAAAACTAGGTATTTGTCTTAAATTAACTATATTTGTTTAACTTAAATTATTATATTATGAATTGGAAACCAAACTTAAAACTTAAAGTTTCAAATAATACTAATGCGTTTACACATAACTTTATGAAATCAGATAAAGAAGTTAGTGAATATGAATTTAAAGAAGCATATTATAAGCTAAAATTAAATTTTAAATCTGATGAAAAACTATTAATAACTTGGGGATATTAAAAAATAATAACTAATTTTTACTTAATCTAAATAATTATTTATATATTTGCCTAACTATGTGAAGATGCATAGAACTATTTAGGATGAACGACAACACTAATTTAATACGAAAGTCTTACTTAACAAACGTTAGGTAGGACTTTTTTACGTTTATATGGTAACAAAATCAATACGTTTATTTGGTAGAGAGCTTTTTCGTGTAGAACGTAATAGAGCTGGTCAATTTACCTATTCATTTTTAGATGATAATAGTGGGTTTACTAATTCTGATAAGTATTTAGAGTTAATGTTAAATAATCCAGTATTATTAACTATTGGTTTATTGCGTTCAAGGATTTACTCTCAAATGAATATTAAGCACGTAAACGCTAAAGGTATTGAGATTGAAAATAGTCCTTATATTAATTTATTGAATACGCCAAATTACTTTCAAAGTAAAGAAGATTGGTTATTTCAACAGATGTTTTTTTTATCCGCTGTAGGTACTAATTTTGTTTATGAGATTAAACCATTTACAAACGATATACCTAAAGCTATTTATAATTTAGTTCCAAGTGAAATAGAATTTAATAACGCTCATAAAATTGATAAGTTCATTGTAACTGATAAGGATAAAAAAGCATTTGGTGAACGAGTAATTAAATATACTTTAGATAAAAAAGTATATGATTTAAAACTAAATACGTTAACACCATTATACGATTTATCTAATGGTTTAACTAATAATTCATTTTTTACAAGTCCAAGTAGATTAAAAGGAAATACTAAGGTAGTTGAGAATATTGAACAAAATCTATTCTCTAAGAATAAAAACCTTAAGATGAGCCAAAAGTATATCGGTTTAAATAAATCAACTGGTAACGAGGCACAAATACAAGACCCTGATAGAAAATCAATAGAGAGTAAAATTGAAGCTAATTCTTTGATATTATCAAATGCTAATGTAGATGTAAAACATTTAGTTAGTGACTTTAAGAAATTGTATTTAGATGAGCAATTTGCTGATGATGCTAATAAATTACTATTAGCTTACGAAATGAATAAGAATGTGCTTAATTATTTCGCTAAAGATTCAACCTTTGAAAATCAAAATCAAGGTTTTATTAGTTGGATTCAAAACTCAATACAAACAAGCGCTGATAACAATATGAACTCATTAGCGCAACAATGGGGTTTATTTGAAAGAGGCGAAAGATTAGTTGCAAGTTATGACCATTTACCAGTTATGCAGTCGGTAATTAATGAAAAGATTAAATCATTTACCGAAATGCAAAACGCCATTAAATTAGGTATTGAAAACGGAACGGTAACAACACAAGAGGCAAAGCAAATGAGTGATGCTTTTAAATTAAAATTAAAGTTATGAGTACGAAATTGACACCAAAGGAAATTGAAGAGCAACTTAAAAAAGAGGCTTTAAAGAAGTTAGAAAAAAGAAATAAGAACAAAGATAAAGAAGTAAAGAAATGATAAAGTCATACTATTTTCCTGATAAAACATATAACTCAAAAGAAGAGTTATTTAAGGATTTGAAAGATAATCTTGATTTTATTATTGATGCTAAAAAGTCACAGATTCAAAAATCTTGTGATAAAGGTGTTTCAGTTACTTGCAAGTCTTTGGATTTATTAAAGTTTCAAGACCAAAACAAAGCAATTAAAATCGATGATAACTATTATTATATTGCGGTTAATTCAACTAAAATATTAGATAGCCACGATGATTTACATTTAGATAATCTTTGGAATAAATCAATAGCTGAGCAACAAGGAAAAAACTATTTAGTAATTGACCACGAATTAGAAGTTGATAAGGTTATAGTTAGAAAAGAACATATTGAAATGTTTGTAGCTAAAGTTCCGTTTGCTTTATTAGGTAAATCATACGATGGAGATACTCAGGCTTTGATTTATAAAATGCCTAAATCACAAGTTAAACACCAATTAGTAAAAGAGTGGTTAGATAGTGGTGATGAGATTGAGGCAAGTGTAAGAATGCAATATGTAACATTTGATTTATGTATGGATTCAAACGACCCTGATGATGCAACTGCTAAAGCTAATTATGACAAATATTATCCGCTTATAGCAAACAAAAATGAGTTTGACTATATCTATTACTTCTTTGCAATAAAAGAAGCTAAAAACGTAAGAGAATCAAGTTTAGTTGTCTTTGGTAGTAATTCTGCTACTGGACAAGTAAGTAACAATAAACAAGCCGAGAAATCACTTGAAA